ACGGCACAGACGGCACAGACGGAAGTAATGGAGCTGCTGGCCCACGAAATGCAGACGGGTATCTTTATTATTCTGTGTCACAAGCAAACGCACCAGCTTCCCCAAGTGCAACGTCTTACAACTTTGTAACGGGATCATTTGGAGGTTTAACGGCTAACTGGTCTACTACTCCACCGACAAACACAGGTGGTGATGCTAAATACTGGGCTACTTATTGGCATGTTACTGAAGCAACATTTGGCGGAACTCAGACAAGAACATTTAACACCCCATTTAATAGCGTTCAATTTGACGGCTTGGTAACCTTTACTAACCTAAACAGTGAATTAAGCAATGCCTCTAGCACCGAGATTACTACCATTAATGGCGGGTTGGTAAAGACAGGCACGTTAGATGTATCTGTTGTAAATATCTCAGGTACTACTCAAAGCGGATTTAATCTTCAATCAGCAGCCAGCGGCTCTAGGATGGTGCTAACCAATGACACTATTGAGATATACGAAGGCAGTGTATTAAGAGTTAAGTTAGGAAATCTAGCTTAATGGCTTATGGTTTAAAAATTTGGGATAGTACAGGCACAAACATTAGGCTTGATACTACAGACAGGCAGGTTAAGGTTAACTCTGTTCATCAAGGAGTTTTTACCGCTGCTGGGCAATCTTCCACAGTAACGGGAATTACAGGCTTTGATATTACTGACGAAACTTGGTCGATTGATGTGCTACCTATTAGCCTTCATATAAGCCTTACTACTACTAGCGGGGGCTTTACTATATCAAGAAGTAGCGCAGACCCCTCAACCTTAAGCCAATATTGGAAAGTTATAATTTTTAGGACTTAATAATATGGCTTACGGATTTAAAGCAATTAACGAAAGTGATTTTATACAGATAGATGAAGACACTATTTCGTTTCAGATATTAGCAACGGGTACTACGTCAAGCGGGTATGGTCAATATGTAACAATCCCTAGCAGCTACCCAGAAGATATTTTTGTGGTTATGCGACCTAGCAATCCGAACTCCTCTAGTGTTTATGTGATGAGGGGTTATATGTTTGATTACACGAACACTAACGGGACTAGGTTTAGAAGGGCTTATATGGGGTCTGGGATTAATTACACTTACCCCACATTTGGTTTAGCTTGTGATTATGCAATAGTAGAAAGGGCTGATGGGTCTGGCTTTACACCCCCAACTTCTGGCTATGGCCTTAACGTGTATAAATCAAATGGCGATTTAAGTTTTAGTTCTGAGCTTCCTACTTACAGGGTCGCGGCAACAAGAAACTATAATATTACGGCCTCAAATAGTGGGGATGGTATTTGGTACACTCCACCTTCAGGAAAAAACGTATTAGGCATGTACACTTTTTTATCTAGCTTTAGCCTTTATAGGGCTACTCAATATAGTATTGGAGGCAATGAAAGAGGCTCTATGGATTACTACAGGCACGCTTTATTTGATTATCCTAGTAACAGATTTGGTTTAGATATTAAAGGCTATTACAGCGATGGGCCAAACGGTGGGTCAATCTTTGACTATGTTTGGTCGGGTTATAGAACAGAAATGATAGGTGACGTTGGATGATTAAAGTGGCAATGGTAAAAGGAAATGGAGAAATTCAGACTATAGTTTGCCCGTCTGACGATTCTTTATACACCAATGGCAAATCTTATGGCGAAGTAACGGCAAGGATAATTCCTTTTAATACCGATACCCACCAAGCTCTTGAGCTTTGGTACTGGCATAATGATGCATGGGAAACCAGAGAGCAAAGACCAAGCCATCTTTCAGTTTGGCAAGGACATAATGAGGGTTGGGTTACCGACTCTCAAGAGTTAAGCGATGAAATGCGAGAAAAAAGAGGTGTTCTTCTTTTTAATTCAGACTGGACTCAATTTCCAGACAGTCCGTTAAGCGATGCAAAGAAAGTAGAATGGACAACCTACAGGCAGGCATTAAGAGACATACCAGAAACCTATTCTGATGCAACATCTTTAGATGATATAATATGGCCTACAAAGCCGAGGTAATGAAATGATCTATCAATTAGTACAGGGCGACCAAGCCCCACAGGTTCAAGCTGTTTTAAAGCGCAGTGATGACGGAACAGTTATAGACTTTTCTGGCGGCAGTTGTGCGTTGAAGTTCAGAGCAAAAGGAACTACCACAACTTTGTTTACTCTTGCAGCGGCTGACGTTGGTGGCAACTTTGAGGCTGGCATTGCGGTATTCTCTTTCTCAGGCACTCAGTTAAGTATTGACGAAGGATATTACGAAGGCGAGATAGAAATCACATACTCTAGCGGAGCGGTAGAAACCGTATTTGCAGTGCTGGACTTCTACGTTAGGGCTGACTTCTAATGATTAATGCAATCGTTGCTTTTAAAAAAGCCGTTGCAGAGATCGGGTTTAAGAAGGCCGTAGCTACTATTAAGCTGGGTGACTTCTTAATCTTTAGGTTTTTCTTTGAGACTCTGGGCATTGTAGATACTCCCGCCAAGAGCGTTGGTAAGCCGTTAGCTGATTCTCAGGCCGTAACAGACCTGACTACTACAGGTGTTGGTAAGGGTGTATCTGATAACTCAGGTGCTGCCGATGCTGCTGCGTTAGGCTTTGGCACAGCACAAAGTGACTCTGGCGCAACATCTGACCAGATTGATACCTTCGCTATCGGCAAGCTAATACTAGATACCCCTAGCGTTGGTGAGAGTATATTTATAGAGACTGCTTTTAACAGGGCTTATACTGATGTATTTTATGCTGCTGAGTCTATTAGCGTTGGCTCTGGCAAGGTGTTTGCTGATAACTTTGGAGCAACTGACGAAGAGTCTTTGCAGTTTATCAAGTCTTTGGCTGATGCGTCTGGCGCAACAGATGAGACATTACTAAGCCCAAACAAAGTTGCATCTGATAGTTCAGGTACAACAGACAATCAAAACATGGACTTTCACAAGTTCATTGATGAGGTTACAGGCGTTACAGATGATCTGGATGGTGAAGCTACCACTGAAGATGATCAAGAGATGACGTTTACGAAGGTTCGATCTGATTTGGCTACAATCGTTGATCTGTTCACTTATTCCAGTACTAGGGGTTTAAGTGATACAATCGGTTCATCCGATTCGGGTTCGATTCGCGGTCAAGGCTATTGTGCTTTTGATTATTTTGCTGAAGATGAAGATTATGTCGGCTACTCCCAAAACTTTTAACAGGTGATTTATGATTAACGAAGATTTAAAACTACGCGGTGACGTTGCGATAGTATTGAAAGACAAAGACGGCAATGTAAAAGACAGCCGTGAAATCCAAAACTTAGTAGTTAGTGCTGGCCTAGAGTTTATTTGCTCGCGCATGGCTGGAACTTCTGCTGGCGTAATGTCGCACATGGCATTAGGTTCAGATACTACTGCGGCTGCTGCTGGCCAAACTGATCTACTGTCTATTCTAGGCGCTAGAGAAGCCTTAGACAGCTCTACCGCTTCTAACAATACCATTACCTATGTTTCGTCTTTTGAAGCTGGTGAAGGCACTGGTGCGGTTACAGAGGCTGGCGTATTTAACGCTGCATCTAGCGGGACTATGCTTTGTCGTACAGTGTTTGCTGTAGTCAACAAGCAGGTAGACGATACGATGTCCGTAACTTGGACTATTACTTTAACCGCATCTTAACTAGAAGGGGCTTCCTATGGCTACTATCGTAACAAGGGCAGGCAAAGGTTCGCCCCTTACATCCTCAGAAGTTGACTCTAACTTCACTAATTTAAACACTGATAAGGCCGAGCTATCTGGCGCGACCTTTACAGGCGAGATCACAGCCAACGCTGGTATTGCTCTTCCTGATTCACAGAAGGCTACGTTTGGTGCGTCAGACGACTTACAAATCTTCCATGATGGCAGTAATAGCTACATTCAAGACCAAGGTTTGTCAGGTACAGGTAATTTAATACTTGCAGGTGCAGATGTAGAAATAACGACTTTCGGTGGGAGCAAGTATTTTCAAGGCTCATCAAATGTTGCTCGACTGTACCACACAAATAACGAGGTCCTAGCCACCACCTCAACAGGCATAGACGTTACTGGCACAGCCACGATGGATGGTCTTACTGTTGATGG